ATTTTTCTTGAAACACTAAACTATCACGATTCAAAAATTCTACAATATGTGTATAATTTCTATCCGTTCTATTTGATGGTCGGACTACCTTGTGACCGCGTATTTTTAGTGTCAAAATGTGATTATCTGTTACACGATGTTCCATAAAATTGGATTTGTCTGGAATAATATCATACATATTTTTGTAACCTTCACATGTAGTTCGAACACGTGTTGGATTACCCAGATCATCTATTAAAACATCATCCACTTTTATATCAACTGCTAACTTTACGGTTCCATCCCACATTAAAATTTCGGTATTTGGATCAAAACATTCTGCTGGGCATAAATAACCCCATGATGTATTATGCAATTTACGAGGTGGGATTAATTTACCACTTTTATCTGTAGGAGTTGATATTCGTCTCGCATGACTTAAACTAGATATATAGGTCAATCTATTTAACACCTGTGCAACCCCTACTTTATTACTATTAATATGTTTAATACCAAAATCACCGGTAGCTAATGCTCTTTTAATACCATTTTCTATGGTAGTAGATTTTATTATTTTGTATATGTTAGTTAAATTAATAATATTTTCATAATCTTCTGTTGATTTCCATGAGCCATTGTTTATTTCACGAATTACCTGCTTTTCCATATCCTTCACCAATTTATTAAAATAATTTCGAAACAAGTTGTTCAAGAGTGTTCCTGTCAAATCAATACGTTTATTTAAATAAGAATCCCGATCATCACCTTTAATAATTTCAAAATTAACTAATAACAAACGATTTGTCATATGACCCAAGAAATATTTTTTTTCTGTCATAGTATGACAATGTGGAAACAGATCGTTGTTTAGTATATCCATCGTAAATTCTGTTTTTTTACGAATACCAGTCTCTTTGTCCATATTGATTGGGGTGTACATAGCATACGTTGTAATGTATTTTATCGCATCTTGTTGTGTTAAATATTTATTAGCATCAATAATAGATGCATGTAAAGAATCCAATAATTTTTTATTTAATTCGTCATTAATATTCAAAAGAATCATCTCACATATTTCCTTATCTGAAATAACTCCTAATGCTCGAAATACTACAAATAATGGTATTGGTTGCTTTACTCGTGGCAATTGAATAACTAATGATTGTCCAAAACCATTGTTTTTAGAACAAATCATGATATTTATTTGTTTAGGGGAAATGCATTTAAAATCTGGTACCGATTTTATTTCTGCCATCCACGTATATTTTGATTGATTTTTAGAAATATTATAACAATATACTTTATTTTCTGCGGCACGTTCTTGTCCTAGTACTGTTTTTTCTGATCCATTAATAATAAAATATCCACCAGTATCAAATTTACATTCACCAGTATAAGTATTTTCTACATGTTTATATTGAGTAAGAGCACAAATATTTGATTTTAACATAATTGGTAATTTTCCAATATGAATTTTTGGTAATGTTTTATAAAATGTTTGCATATTTTCTAGATTTTCACCATTTCTAACAATATATTTAATATTAATATCAACTGTCATTGCAGACGCATATGTAAAATTTCTCAATCTTGCTTCATATGGAAACATTAATTTTATCGCTCCATTGTTCTCATGTATTTGCGGACGATAAATATTGAAATTTTCGAAATTTACATATAATTCTAATGCGTATTTTCCTGATTTTGCGTCATAATCTTGTTCCGATGCAATGTGAAGTGGATTAAACATCTCTATTGTTTTTATAATTTGATAACCAACAAAGTGATTGTACGATTCTAATTGATGTCTTACTAATCTCTCCAAATGTTGCCCTTCAAAATAAGACTCGATTAATGACCATGGATCCTCCAAATTATATTGATACGATTCTTTCTCAATTAGAGATTCATGTTCAGTTTCTTTTTCGTAGGTGCTCATTATACAATATGGCTAATATAGTGAATAGTTGATAAAATAATGATAGGATTTGATATTATTTGGTTAAACAATAATTGTAATCCTATTTATTAATTATAATTATATTTCAATTTATTTTTTAAATACTTTTACAGCTTTTCAATATTTAGCATCGTTGTAATTCTTATTTTTTCTTGTAGATATAATAATATCAATAATACCAATACCAATAATATAAATATGTCAAATAAAACAATTACTATTAATCCTGAATTATTTAATGTAGGTGGTAGTTTGTATAAAAGTCAAAAAAAAAACAGTATGAATAAAACAAAAAAATTGCCCCCTCCTATTATATCGCCCAATGTATTAAAAAATCAATTAATAAAACGTATAAAAGAATATAAACAAAAAGAAACTACCGGATCGTCTGATAATAAAAAAGATGGGAATAAGGAAACATCCAAAACCACTTCTGCGAATACCAATACCAATTTAACTGAATATACTGATGAATTTTACGATTCAATTAATTACTTGAATAGTCTCTCTAAACAAAAAAAAATAGAGAGAAAACAAGAGTCATCCAATGCGACCAATACTACCATCAAAAATAAAACATTAAAAACCTATAAAGAACCTTTTATTGATGTTAATATTGATTTACCGGAAGAATTATTAGAAGTAAAACATCAAGAAATACAGCCATTTACATCCGCGGACAACAATAATAGTCAAAAACATTATATTATAGATAACGAAACACCCTATGGTTGTTTAAAAAATGGAATAAAACCTACATATAAGACGTGGAATCAAACGAAGAAAAAATACGACATTACTACTCCAACAGAAAGCTTACAAATTGAAAAACCTGTGCAAGTTTCATTAAATGATCGTGAAAATAGACTAAACAAAATAAAAGAGGCGTTTTCAAAGAAAAAAGAACTCGAAAAGGTGGTGGAAAATGACATATTTTTACAAAAAAATATGATAAATGCACCTACTATAGTTACAAATCAATCACAATCTACACTACCCATGCAACCCATACAACCCATGCAACCCATACAACCCATGCAACCCATGCAACCCATGCAACCCATGCAACCCATGCAACCCATGCAACCCATGCAAAATTTACCAAATATAGTAACAAACATAAATAATCAACCTACTATTGTGAATACACCCACCCCTACACCTATAAATGCATTTCATGAAAAAAAAATTACAAAAAAGACCATACGTAAAAAATACAATGTAGGCAAGTCTATTTCGAATAGAACGGTTGGTATATTAATAAAAGATAGAAACACTAGAAAATTATTAATAAATGCTCAAAAGGATTTAAAGCGAAAAAATATTAACGAGGTTAAAACCTATTTACATAAACATGGTTTATTAAAAATCGGAAGTAATGCACCGAATGATGTTTTGCGAAAAATATATGAATCTGCTATGCTTTCTGGAGAGATAAATAATAGTAACAAAGATATGTTATTACATAATTTTATGGAATCAAAGGATTAGGGAAAATAATAATATAATACAAAAAATTAATATATGGTTAATATAATACACTTTATATTAACAATATGAATGATAAAACAGATATGACAAAAACAAAAAATAAACTACCAGATACAACCAATCATTTTTTGACTAATTTAAGTGATTATTTACAAACACCTTTATACTTTTATGGAAGCATTCAGCGTTATGATTATTTTCCTGGTAAAAGTGACATAGATATAGATATTTTTACGGATAATGAAAAAAGCACCATAAATACACTATCAAACTATCTGCAAATAGATAAAAAACAATTTAAAAAAGTAATATGGCAAAATGATAAAAAACGCATGATTTATGGATACAAAAAATATTATACAAATGAATTGTTGGATATTAAAATAGAGTTTGCTATTTATAATGAAAAATATAAAAAAGACGTATTAGAATCACATGAATATAAAACAAATTTACCTTTGCATATTGTTGTGTTACTTTATTTATTGAAATTTGTGTATTATAAATTACACATGATTGACTCGAAAATGTATCGAAAATACAAAGGTTATATTTTAAATGATTTAATTAATTATAAAAATCATATTTTTGTGGCTATTTAGGTTATAGCGTATATAGTAAAGTGACTATTTATTGCCTTTTATTAACCACGAACTAGACTGGATTTTATCTCCGAATCCGTCCCTTAATTCTATTCCTAATTTATTACAAATTTCTGATTCTGGAATACTATTATTATTTTGATCACCTCCATTACAAAAATATGTAGGTCTTGGTTCTACAGTTTCTAATGTTTTACAAACAGTTCTATCTAAATCTACAGATTTAACAACATAATCAACACATTTAAGTTCCTTAATAATTTTAATTCGTTCATCTACTGGCATGAATGCTTTTCCTTTTTTAAGTATGGCTTGTTCATCGTTATTGACTATAACCATTAATTTGTCCGCAATTTTTTTTGACATCTTGAAATATTCTATATGTCCTATATGAATAGGATCAAAGTAACCACTTACACATGCGATTGACATTTATATATAATTAGAATTATATTTTTTTCTAAAAATATAATTTTTATAGTTTATAATATTTTGTTGCTATTTAGGTATATATTGGTGGTAATGTAACTATTATCGTTTATATTTTTTACTATGACGAGTATTAACCCGTTTATGTCGTCTAGTTTTTTGTTTTTTTGCGCGTTTGACTGTTTTTCTTTTACGTTGTATTTTTTTGCTTCGCATAGTTTGTCGTTTTCGTCTTCCTCCCAATGTGTCAGGATTTTTTATACATAAATCATCAAAAAAATGTTTAATTTTTATACAATCAACATTATCTAAATTTTGAAAATAAATAACATTATCATTATCACTTTTTATTTTCCCCAAGTATAATAATGGTAGGCAATCTATAGGTATTGTAATATTGTTTACACCGAGTGCGTTTGATATAAATTCATTATTTAATGGTAAATAATATTCCATATTATCATTTTTTTTAAACGAATTTACTTCATCTATAGGTATATAAATATCACTTATAAATGATTTTACTTCCTCTCTAAAATACTCTTTAAAATCATCTTCATCATCAAGACCTATAAAATTACTTAATTCGTTATTTGTTCTAGGCTCGTTATTTGTTATAGGCAAATCCTTATATTTCTTGTATATATCGTCTATATTTTTAAGCTTAACTATTTTATAAATTTTTTTATTTATATTTATATCTTCAAATTCTAATTCAAATGTATGTAATAAATCTATTTTTGTGAAAATAGATGCAAAAATAGCATCACTTTTAGCATCACCTCCACGCATTTTTCCCATAATTAATAATTAAAATATAGTTAA